TCTATAAGTGACTTTTTAACACCTTTTTTGAAAAAGATAAGTACATCTTTGTATCTTGTCTCTCCCTTAATAATTGATGTTGCAAATATGTCGTAAATTGGCTTCATTTCTTTTACTCCTTTCAAAATAAAAAAGAATGCATATGCATCCTTAATTTTCTTCTTCGTTAATTCCACTTGGCGGTGCAATAGTTGCTATCATTGTTGCACTTGCAAGTATAGCCGCCCTCATTTCTGCCGTTTCTTCTGACCTCTTGCGGTTAGACTCTTCAAGACGCTTATTCGTCGCCTCCAACTCTTCCTGCAACTTGGCCATGTCGGCCATCGGGGTGGCATGAGACACGGCTACATGCTCCTTTTTACTGACATCTATGCTATCAATGATATGTCCTTCAGGTACTTCGAAAATTCCGATTTTTAAACTTTCCAAGTCCGACTGTTCGGACACCACAGCTAAGATATCTCCTCTTGACGTGTACAATATAGTGTACTTCATTGTTGCTCCTTTCTAATTTAAAAAGTCTATTTTTGTTATTTGAACCGCCCCTGCAAAGAGGTCAGACGGCCTGTCGGTATTACAGTAAGCTCCAAAACTTATAAAAGCTTGTTCGTTTATATCTGCCACATCTAGCACGATTTGACCAGTTCGATTTATTGCAGGACTTGCGATGCCTTGCCTTAAAACATCTATTGCATCAACCTTTCCTGCTTCTGCTACATCTATCAACCTTCTTGTGCTTACACGATTTACATGCGCCTCCAAGGTCGCATAAGGATTACCTTGAATGTTTGCTAAGGTTCTATAGCTTATAACAATTTGCCTAAAGGGGGTTAGATTTATCGACTGAGATAAAACACACCCGATACGCCTTGATTTCAGTGAAGGGTAGCCAGTGGACAAATTAAAATTCATACCGCCGTTATATATGCCTGCATAACCATAATTTTGATTTAAGCTATAAGCAAAATACGTGCCGTTTAAGTAAAAACCTTTATTCGCCACCCCCGATGCTAATTCATTATCGAAAGTGGCACTATTAAAAACCGTTCTACCAGACTGCAAATCGGGCATTGTGCCCGCGAATTTTACTCCGTGTTTACTCGTTGCTGTAAAACCTCGCATAACCTTATCTGCAGTTACATCACCTAAATTCACCGCGTCAATGCATGTGTGCGGATGTCCGTCCGGACGATTGTAGTAGCCATTTCCATGTGGAAAATCAATCCAGAACACGGGGTTGTTTGTATCGGACCACCAATCTATTCCATACGCTGTTGATTTGTTGGCCCTGTAGTTGTTATCCTGGGTGTTAATTGATTTTATCTGCCCTTGTCTGCCTGCCACGGTGAGAGTATCCAGCATTTTTGACCTGTCTATCCCGATAGTCTGCGCAAGTACCGCATAAGGTATGGCCACGCACGGCCTGTATTGCCCATTTTGTTTGTAAAAACCCTCCTCCATTCTTGCAAGGTATTTGCTATCCCAATAAGCATTTTCAAAGCCTATTGTATCTACTATATTCCCGCGATTGACCATAGTGCCCTGTACAGGTTCGTCATTACTGTCGCTTGTAAGTGCTGTATATCCCTGCAGTACGTGTTCTCTTCTTGCTGTCACATCATCAGAGCTTACGCCCCCGACTCCGCCTGACATAAGTATCGCATCAGCCATATCAACCTCCCTTTACTGCCAGCAATATATCCTGTGTCGGCTTCTTTCTGAAGCACTTGACAAGCATATAGCCGTCATATATCTCAATCTTATCTATACAACTGTAAGACTTCCAGGCTCCTTTTATCACCCCCGCATCAGTAATTCCGTCAAGTATCTTGTGACCAATAACGGGCGTATCGTCCGCCTTTAACCCCGTCACGTCTATACGGGCGGTATATGGAGCAGTCCCACCAAAGGTATTAACTCTTAGCCACACCACCTTTGTAGTTTTAAAGTAATCTTGTAAGTACTTAAGACCTGCAATCATGGCGCTTAGTATACCTTTTATACTTCTCTTTGCTTCTATCTGATTTAGATCTGACACGGTAGTCGCTTCTATCCATGCAGGGGGCATGGTTACATTTGCAATCGCTCCGTCATTTGCACTTACCTTGCCATCAGATAGCTCTTTAAGTTTTGCGTCTATAATGTCCATAGACGGGTTTATCGCTTCTTCAATATTTGCAAAGTCCGATAATTGTGGCTTATTTAATTGAAAATATCTTGTTTTTTGCATTTATCCCTCCTGCCATTTTTTATCGTCGTGGATTTTCTTCCATGTGTCTGTAGTAATCTGCGACCACCTTAATTGCTTGAAACGCTCCCACCTGTTGAAAAGCGCATACACATTTACAAGCATGTTTGCCGGTACTCTCTTTCTTATCAAGTCGAAAATTACATCAATCATCTGAATTGATACAATTTTTACACCGCACTCAATAATCTGTCTTGAATTGTCCACTTTTAACTTGTAGTTATCCCCACTGCAGACAAGCCTTAGTACTTCATCAAGCTTGTTATATGTATACGGCAAGTCTGACACATGATAGCCTCGTATGCGGTTGACTCTGTCCTCTAAGCTATCAGCAGGATTTATCGTGATATTCAAAAGTTTTTCCCACTGTGCGCACTCTGCTTCATCCATAGTAGCTAAAACCCTGTTGAGCTCTTCTTTTTGCAAAGACGCCCATGCAAGTTTTAAAAATTCGTCATAAGTCTTTGCAATCTTTTTGAATTCGTCTATCTCTGCTATATGCAAGGGCAGGTATTGTCTTGTATCTACTTCTATCATGTGAGTTTCACCTCGCCCATCTTCGGAATTTCATCACTTCGCAAAGTCAAGTTGTTGCTGTTGTTATTTAACTTTGTATTATTGACATCAAGCACGCCCTTGACTTCAAGGATTGCCGACTCCAGTCTTGCTATGTATACAATAGCTTCTGTATGCTCATCGCCCTCTTTCCATGCTTCGGCTATACTCTTCAAGTAGCCTTGTATCTTTGCTTTGATGCTCTCTGATAAATTCGCGCTTGAATATCCTGATGCGTAAGTGATTTGAGTAGATACTCCAACAGTCACTTCTTTTACTGACTCTATAGTCAAATTATGGCCAATCGGCACCCACCCATAGCCTGCACCCTTGTCGGGCACAGCGTCCTTTTTTATTTGCTCTATCAGATAGCTACTAACCGCAGTATTTTCTGACGATATCAATACCGCTTTGACTGTGCCTGCACCCTGCCAAGTCGGATATATCTTCGAGCCACCAATACCTTGTATGCTTGCAAATTTTTCCTTGTAGGCGGAAATATTGCCCGCAAAGCTTTGCGATGTGAAGCTTTGTATATATCGCTTATATAAAGAGTCTCTGTCCTCTTCTTCATTACCTGCTACAAGTAGCTCTGTGACTTTTGCCGACTCTAAACCGTCTATATAGTCAATCGCTATAAGGTCGCCCCTTAGGGTATTTGCTCCAGATCCTGTCTCTTCAACCTGCATTTTGTAGTAATGTAAGCTGTCATTTATGACTTCCACCGCCTTATAGTTGTATCCTTTCAGGCTAAATCGTGAGCCTATCGGAACAGCTACATTGAACTCTGCCTTGACGTACGCATGTGTCGCTTCTTTTCTGACTATTGCTCTATCAAGTGCAACCATCTCTAAGTGCTCTATATCCGCCGTGCCTGCGTGGCTTTGCTCAATGATAAAGTCCATTTGAATGTACAGCTTTTCTATTTCATAAGCCAAGGCAGACAAGGCATTATGTACCAAGCTACCTTCCGACTTGACTATCTCCTCGCCGATATACGCTTTCATATCGGCAAGGATGCTTTTATAATTTTTATCTTCGTACATTTTCATCTACCTCTATACTTCCGAATTTTGTCACTACTCTAAAAGATATGTTCAAGCTGTCGGAATTTCTGACTGCTTCAAAATCTTCTATACTTTCTATGTACTCATTTATAAGCAGTGCGTCTGATATTTCACTTTCGCAATCGGTATTTATATACTCTTCGCTAAGCATATGACCGATATACTGCTCTAAAGATGTGCCATAATCTGCAGAGTATATCGCATGTCTAAACCTTTCTGTGTGCATACATAGCCAAATCCATACTTTTATAGCTTCAAGGCCTTCGACTATCTTGCCTGTAAGCTGTCCGGTCCGAAAGTCTATGCCGTATTCCCTCGGCACCTTGACCACTTGGCTATCATCTTCTTTTATCGTCTTTGTGTCGCTTAATTCCTGTAAAAAGCTTGGTAGTATGCTCATAGTTTCACCAACTTCCCTAATACAAGATACAAGGTTGATGTATAGTCGTTCGGATCGCTTCCCTTGACTTTATACACCGCCACTTTGTCGCCTGCCTGCAAGGGTGATAAGTATGTACTTGTATCCTGCAAGCTTCCACCCTCAGGACATTGTCCTGCCACCTTGCTTGCAATCTTTACCGTTAAATTCTCATTAAAAAGCAAATCTTCAGCCATCAGTATCAAGTCACCTATCTTGCATGAGTTAGAACTCACCATTTCAGCCACTTGTATACCGTCCGATAAATCGCCATTATCTGTATTTATAAATGCATCTGTCCAACTCATAACCTACTCCATCATTCCTGTATATTTCTTTCGTTCAGGTCTTGCAGGCTTTGACACTGCAGGAGCCTGTTGCTCTTTGACTGCTTTTTTCACACTTTCAAGAACTTCTTTTTGCTTGCTCTTTTTCTTTTCAGGTGTACCGCTTGACTTTTTCGCCTTGCCCTTATCTGCCTTTGCGCTTTCTTTCTTTTCTTCTTTCTTCTCAGTATCTTCTTTTATGTCCTTTGTATCCATCAGACTATCAAACTTAAGTTCTAGTTCCATTTTGTGGACTCCATTCTCAAATGTATGACTATCTGAAGATATCCAGTATTTGCCTGATAAGCCTGTGGCCGTGTCTTTTACTTCGACAAAGTAGCAAGATAAGCAATTTATATCGCCTATCGCCGATATCTTTATCGCCTGAGTCGGCTTGATTTTCAAAAGGTTTTTCGCTCCGGTTGTTGCGTCTATGCCTTCTTCTTTTGAGTAAATCTCTTGAAAGATGCCGAACTTTTTTATACTTCCGTCGTCTTTGACCTCTCCAATTTGCTTGCCTTTATCGTCAAATATGAGTACTTTATTTTTTATATCCTCCATACGCTCTGATATACTACTTGCGTATATATTTGAGTCTTCCGAAAGCGTAAAGCCTTTTACAATCCATTCTGTCTTGTATACACCAAGTCCACGCTTATATATCATCGCAAAGTACTTATCGCCCGTGATTTTATGTGCTTTTGTGTACCCTGCCATGACAATGTCGTACATCTTCATCTTATCGCATATCATGCTTGCGATGTTTACACCCGTGGGGTGCAAATGCCTTATAGGTACTTGAATATCTGCGCACACCTGAGAAGCTATCGCTTCAGCTGTCAAATTTTTAAAGTTATACTGACCCGTAGACTCAAGCAAGTGTTTCATCATGTCATAAGCCGTAAAGGTTATAGTACCTGTTTGGCCAGATTTTTCTACTCCGAAAATCTGGCCAAAGAATATTTCACCTTCTTTGCTATCCTCAAGCGATATGTAGTCGCCTGTTGCGATAGCTGGGAGATTTACAGTTTTATCATAAGGCGCATTTATATAGTCGAAGTCAACACTTCTTGATGCTTCACTTGCAGAGCCTTTCCATATTATTCTTGCACACGCTCCCGATATGTCATAAATAACGCCCGTATCTTTTATAAGATTTATCTTCATATCTCACCTCATGGAATAGTTAAGACGGTGCCGTCTCTTATCAAATTCGGGTTACTTCCGATAATGCCCTTATTTTGCTCATATAGTGCGTGCCAATCTGATGAACCCGTCAGTTTTCTTGCAATTGAACTCAAGCAATCGCCACGCTTGACGGTGTAAGTTTTCGGCTTTTCTCTTGTATCTTCTCTTTTTGCCGTGTCCTTTGCGCTTGTGTCTTCGCTTGCTGTCTGTGTAGTCGCTTGACTCTCTGCAACCACACTTGACTGAGATATAGCAATCTTTCTATGTTCTTTCAAAGCTATCGAAAACCTTATATCGCCTGTTCCGTCATCTTCTCCCCATTCAAAAGAAGAAATTCGACAAGGGAAGTTTATAGCTGTTCCGGTTATGATAAGCTTCACAATTCCGTTATTCATCATTTGCTCTATCTGCTTGACATATCGCTGCGGATTTTTAATACCTCTAAATTCACAATAGGAGGGATTATATCTTTTTGGAAAAAAAGAAGAAAAGGAGACCGTTCTCAGCCCCTTCATTCCGCCTAAGTCGGTTTCACCGACTGCATTAATATTTACTGTCTCAATTCCCCGGCTTCCTTGAACTTTGTATTCTGAAGGAAGTACGGGGAAGCGCATTGGAGCGCTCCCTTTAAGCCATATTTGCACTAAAACTCATACCTCCCCTATTATTTTTAGACGCTATAACTCTTCTTGCTACAGCATCGCCTATCTTTTCTATGTCTGCCTCTTCTCTTACAATAATCTGGTCAGCCAATTTTGGCATTTGAAAAACTGTACCACCTGCACCTTTTGCCATTCTGACGCTCTCATCGTGCGGATAAATTCGCGTACCGTGTGGTAAGTCGATAATTTCGCCACCTTTTTCGCTTACTTGGACTAAACCGCCCATCCAGTTTAGGTCGCCAGTTGCCTTTGCAGGTACTGTTGCAGCCTTTGCAATCTTGCTGTCGCCACCCGAAAAGAAGCTTCCTATTCCCTTTATGCCGTCAACAACTCCACCGATTACGCCTTTTATGCCCTCAATAATGCCTTTTATCATGCCTGCCCAACCTTTAAAGATTTGAGTAATGCCGTCCCATGCTTTTTTCCAGTCGCCTGTAAAAACGCCCGTGATAAATGTAATTATTCCTGAAAGCACATCAATTACACCGCCGATGTAAGTCATTGCACCGCTAAGGAAACCTGCAAGTGCAGATACGGCTACGCCAACGGCCAAGGCTATGCCCTCACCAACAACATCAATCACTTGCTTGATTTTTGGTATAAACGGCTCAATTTTTGCCTTTAGGTTATTAAAGCTTTCCTGTAACTTTTTGAAAGTTGGCGAACTGGAATTCATAGCAGATTTAAAGGCCTTAAAGTTTGTAGCCACCGCAATGGCAATAACTGCCACCGCTGCCAAGATCGCAATGACGATGCCTGCAGGTGATGCGATTGCAGCGATTGCAGTTCTCAAAACTCCACCACCTGCCGAAAGTCCTGAAAATCCCCTAGTCGCAATGCTTGCAAATCTTCCCAAGTTTGTGAAAGCTCCGCCGACTTTGCCGACCATAGTTACAGTATTTCCGAAAATCAGCAAAGCGGGACCGATTGCCGCTGCCATCATTGCCCAACGTACAATTTGCTGTCGTTGTTCGGGATCCATTTTATTGAATCTATCAAGTAGCTCTGTAATCTTTTTGATAAAAGGCACAACCGCACCTGATAAAGCTTCACCTGCATTGTACTTGAATACGTCAAAAGTCGACTTGAGCTGTTCCATCGCACCGCCCGGACCGCTCATAAGTGCTTTTGCCATATCTTCAGACGCTCCTGTCGCGCTTTCAATACTATCCTTGTATCCTTGCAAAGCTTCGATACCCGGACCGTTTATAAGCGTTACCCACTTTGCAGCTTGATTCTTTCCGAATATAGCTGCAGCGGCCGCAAGTTGTTGTTGGTCGCTAAGACCTGCAAAACCTTCTTGTAATTCAGCGATTGTGTCAGGCATTGACTTCAAACTTCCGTTTGCATCAAATACATTTATGCCCAATTCATCAAGCCACAACGACGCTTCTTTTGCAGGACTTGCCAAACGCATAAGGCCAGTATTCAAGGCTGTAGCACCTTCAGATGCTCCTATACTGTGGTCGCCAAATACACCCGTCAAAACGGCCAAATCGGAAAAACTCCATCCGACTGTATTTGCTGTAGAACCTGCAATACTCATAGCGTCAAACAATCCTTGAACATCAGTATTGGCCTGTGCCTGTGCCTTTGCCATCATGTCTGTATAGTGACTTGCTTCGCTTGCGTCTGCTCCAAAAGCTTTCAGGGTGTTGCCAAGTCCACCTGTAACCATCGACAAGTCTGATGCTGTGCCTGCTGCAAGGTTCATAGCAGGCGCTATCATATCCGCCGCCTGTACTGCATCAAAGCCTTGTCTAGCAAAATTTAAAGAAGCATCCGCCGCATCCTGCATGCCAAATGTGGAATTAGATGCAGCGGTTTTTATAGCACCTTCAAGCGTCTTTGCTTCTTCCGCTGTGCTTCCCATCGTTTCACTGACAAGCCTCAAAGTCTTGTCAACGTCTCCGAAATTTTTAAAACTTGCTGCACCGACAGCGGCAAGCGGAAGGGTTACTCCAGTCGTGATTTTTGCACCTAGATTGCTTATACTCTGCCCTGCCTTTTCGACTCCCTTCCACGCTCTTGATGCGGCAGCAGTTCCACTTGTGAGCGTGCCGATTGTGCTATTAAAGCTACTTGTAAAGTTGTCCAAAAACCGAAATTCTACATCTACTTGCCTAGCCATCGCGCTCGCTCCTTTCCTTTGCTTCCTCCACCTCTCTTCTGATAAAGTGCTTTATTAGCACCTTGTCAGAAAAAGGCGCATCAAAAAAGACTGACGGGCTCCAGTCGTGATTTACAAATAAGTAATACATCGCCTGAAAATCCGCATCAGTCTCTATCAGTTTTTTATGTCATCGTATTCGATACCATCATCGGCATCGTCTTTATCTTTTTTCTTGCCAAATCCCGACAACTCTCCGATTTTTTCTGAAATATTTACAAGTTCACCACCCGGAAAGAGCATTTTTGCAAGGTCGTTCGGTGTTTCCGCCTTGTAGTGCTCCTTAAGCTCCTTGTCCTTTAAGTCAGGTTCAATGCAACCTGCTACTACTACCATAGCGTGAGTGTCATACACACGACTCATGTCTACCCCACCAGTTCTGGTTGCCGCGCTTGACATTATTTCAGTGTATCGGCTACCCGATAACGCTTTTACTGTGATTTCTACCTCTTCGCCTGCAACTTTTGACAAGTGACAAGCTTTTACTTTTTCAGTAGGTATTTCAAGAAGCTTGTCTCTGTCAAGCTTCATAAGTCTTTCCATTAAAGATGCCATTTTTTACTCCTCCTATGCTCTTATGTCGTCAAGGAAAGCCCAATCTTCAAAAGTGAAGCTGTAAGACTCCTCTGTGTTCTTCTGAACTTCCCAGTCCATCAAGATTGCCTTATCAAATTTACAGTGATAAAAGACTACTCTTTCTGTGCCCAGTGCATCCGGATCCGATAACTTTGCTATGATTTTAAAGTCGGGAGTTTCGCCCCTCTTTACTCTGTCAGATATAGCTTTTGATATATTGCTTCTGACATGGTGAAGCTTAATGCTTCCCTTTCCTTCAAGCTTTGTCATCTTCTTGCCTGCAGTCAGACTTCTGACCATGGATATATCTGAGTAAGATATACTTACCTCACCCTTGCAAGATACGACCTCGCCGATATACTCATCATCAAGCCATAATTCGCCCCAAGTGCCATTAATTACCTGATTTGAAACAAATTTCTTCATGCGCACCTCCTTATACTGTAATTCTTAAAGTTACATCTTCTATTGCGTCTACTAATGACACTGTTGCTTTTAAAAATACCTGTGAACCCGTGTTCGCTCTCTTTATTTCAGCGTCATTGCAGTCGTCAATACTCTTCTCTGTGCCGTCCTCAAGTATTACCTTCTTGCCCTGTGCCTTTAGCCACTGCTTTTGAGCGTCTATATCAATCTGACACTGTCCAACATCAAGCAATCCATCATTTACAAGTCCCATAAAATACGCATTTATAGCAGTGATAAGTAGGCACTTATTGTCATAGCTGTTCGAGAACTTGCCGATGTAATTGTCCTCTATAGTCTTTCTGATGTCGTCCTCCATCATATCCATAGTTTCAACAAGCTTTATTTTCTTAAAGCTGTCGCCCTTTTCAGCTGTGGTTGTTGTGAGTGATGTTACTGCACGATTAAGCTTGACCTTTTCACCATCCCAAACGGCTATAAGCTTGCCATCACCCACCGCTGTATCCTGCTCAGCCTTTGTAAGTCTGTTCACGTCTACAAAGTCCTGCAAAGGTGCGTATGTGCCTGACACTCCAAAGCCTGTACCTGCTAAAAGTCCTGCTATTCTTGCAGTACCCTGCTCAGGTGTTACAGCCTTTTCCTTCGTTCTGTACAAGGTTGAATTCCAGTTGATAATTCCTTCGCTGTCTCCTGCAACCTCCGGCAATATAGCTTTTATAAGCTTGCGATCACTTCTCTGCTTCTTAACCCATGTAACAATATCCTGTACCTTGCTATCAGTCTTTACGGACGGGATAGCCAAATAAGTGAAGTTTTCATTTTCAAAAAACTGCATCATGTCCTTATACGGCTTTGTCAGGTCTGCACCGCTTGGCATGACGTAAACAAGCACATACTTCGGAGCATGAGAATAACCGATAAGCGCATCTTTTACATACTGCTCATTCTCTTCACTTAAAACGCCAGTGGGGATATCGCTAATGCTTGTGACCTTAAAGCTCTGTTGCTTTGTGCCTTTCAGGACAAGGGCAACTATGCCACGCTCGCCTCTTTCGATAGCGCTTGCGCCCTGCTCCGTAAAGACGATGGTGATACTAGGTGATGTTAATTTACCCATTATTTATTTCCTTTCTTTTCTATAGTCAAAGATATATCCGTGATAAGGTCGCCATCGTGATACTCTGTGCTTTCGTACCAGTCCAACTTAAAGGACATTTGCGGAATGTTGCCATGGTCTTCTATGTAGTCGTGAGTGTACTCTGTGACAAGTAGTCGCCTGTCTCCAACTATTAAGACCATGCCCAAGGCATCGAATATGTTTTCGATTACCTCAAGCGCTTCAACCTGCTTGGCTATCTTTTGTACGAAAGTGATTTTCACTGAACACGATTTATGCATCATGTTCTTGCTTTCCCTATCAGTACCTAGTGGCACAACTTCAACAAAAAAATACGGTGGCACTGCATTATCTACAGTGTCATTCCCGTATCTTTTGATATTTGGATATTCTCTTTTTAAAATTAAATTTACTTCTTTGATAATATCGGCATATGTTGTCATGAAAGCCCCCTGTCTGCTAAGGCCTTGTTTATGGCCGATTGCATTATGTCCGGGTATTTGCTTTCATACTCCGCCCTTGTTTTTTCTGCATAGTGCTTGCCCTCAACAAAGCCACCTGTATACACTCCATTTATAAATTTTCTATGTCCGTTTTCGACAAGGTGGAAGTGCGGAGCCTTATTTGTGACCTCAACGCTTGCAATTATTCCTGAAGGGCTGTAATTCTTCGTTGTTTTCCATCGTTTCAAGCCTTTTGCACCGCTTTTATAGCTTGACGGCATCTTTGCATTACAATCTTTTGTCCATGTTTTTGCTGTCTTTACGATTGCGTTGTTTATGTCGTCAGGTGCTCTTGATACCATGCTTCGCATATCTTCAAGCAGTCCATCAAGTCCGATAAAATGTATAGAGTCCATTACTCCCTCCTTTCCTCATGGTCTTTGTTTTCTGTACACATAAGCTCTAAGTAGTAAGAAGCTTCCAAGGGATTGACAATGTAATTTATAAGAAACTGCCTACCCTGATACTCAATTACATCTTTTTCAGTTATATCTGTATTTCTAATTGTAATTTTGTATACAAGCTTGCTTGTTGTCTTATAGTGCTCTAATTGTTCATTGCCCCTTAAAGGCCTTATCTCTGCCCAAACCTTTTTATGCACTGACAAAGTGCTCACAATATTAGCGAGTTCATCCTCTGTCTCTATGTATCGCAATATATTGACTTTTTTATTAAGCCTTCCGGGGTTTATACCTTTCATGTATCCCCCTTAAGTGCTTTTTTCATTTGCAGTTGCAAGATTATACTCTTGAAAGTGTATTCAATCGCTTTTCTTTGCTGTATATCAGACTGCATTAATTCTCTGTTGTCATACATATTTTGCACTATCGCACAAAAAAGAAGATTTGCCGTCTTATCCGTTTCGTCGTATTCGCCTACAGCGGACACGATATATTCTTTCGATGCTTCCATCATAGTTCTTATGATATTGTCGTCATCATCTCCGTCTACTCTTAAGTAGTCTTTGACTGTTTCAATCGTCATATAGGCTAATACCTCCTAAAAAAGCCCCTGCAGATGCAAGGGCTTAAATTCTACTAAGGTGTTACAGTTATATATCCGTTTACAAATGCGTTTGCATCCTTTGTCTTGCAGTCAAGTCGCTCAATTCCCCTGAAGAGTGTTAAATCCTGTTCAAAAGCATTGAGCTGGCCAACTGCTGCAACATTGGAAGTCATAATGCTAAGCTTATCTCTATCGAAAAGCTTTATAGCTTCCTTAAAGTCACCGATTACAAAAGGCACCTTATTGGTCTTTGTTGCCATTACTGAATTTGGTACTACCACAATCGGGATAGTAGATGCACCCACGGCAAGCACTTTCTTCGCTGGATCCTGAAGGCTTGGTGTAAGCAAATATCTTCCGTTCTTGTCCACAAGTGTGTCAAGATACTGTAATCCGTCATCATTTGTCACAATTGTAACACTTCCTGCAAATGCAGAGCCAAGTGTCACATTTACAGCCTTCTTAATTCCATCAAGGTTTTTCAAGTCTGTCTCTGCCTTTGTTCCGATTGCTGTCAAAATCTGTGCATTTCTTGTCGCCACATCCTGCTCTGCAAACCATTTTGTGAGTGCGCTTGTGATATTTGCGTCTGAGTCAGCAAGTAGCTCATTTGTAACAGGCATGTAACCTGCGTACTTTTTGATTGCATACTCTAAGATCTCAAATTGCGGAGTTGCAGCAGCCTGAATTTTTCCTGCTTCTAAAACTGCCTTAAAACCTTCAACCTGCGCCCTCTTCTGATAAGTACGACGGCCTGTGCTTGTGCTTACCTTTTCAACATCTACAAGGTTCTCTAATGAGAACATGGCCTTTTTATACTGATTAATCTTTGTCTTAATATCTTCAGGCACTGTATAACCGCCGTCAGCCTTTGTGCCCTCAGTCATTGTGTTAGTATAAAAGCCGTGTCTTGCTGCCTCTGCAAAATCATGTATTGCATCAGCCGGCCCGTTTGCTGTAACTTCTTTCACGCCAACGGCATTAGCTGTGCCGTTTGTCATTCCAGACTGTTCATTCTCTATAATATCCTTAAGAATATTATATTGATCCTGAAGCTTTACAAGCTCCTTTTTCGCTGTCTTTGCCTCTTCTATTTTTCCCTGCTCTGCCAAGTTCTTTACTTCAAGCTTCTTTGCATTAATCTGATTAAGTAATTCCTGTAAATTCATCTTTGCTCCTTTCACGCCCCGAATGCATCGAGGTCTTTTAACAAGTTGTTTTTTTCTTCTTCAATACCAGCCTTCTCAGCTGTATACTGCTGTATCATTTCATCAGTAATCTTTAAATTACCCATGCCGTTTGTGATTACCACCTGTCCGGATTGACTTATAGCGTCTATAAATCCCATTTCCACCGCCTTATCGGCTGTTATCCATGTTTCCGTGTCCATCATCTGAATGATTTCTTCCTTGCTCTTGCCCGTCTTTTCAACATAAGCACTTGCTAAAGCTTCATCCCATGCCTTTAATGTGTCAGCCTGCTTTGATAATTGTGCATGATTACCGCTTGTGTAGCTTACCGACACATCGTGTATCATAAGCATTCCAACGGGCGATATTGTGCTCTTGCCTGCCATTGCAATGACAGATGCAGCGGATGCCGCAAGTCCTTCGACTTCAATATCTACATCATTGCGACCTCTAAGCGTGCTATAAATCTCCTGACCTGCAAGCACATCGCCACCACCTGAATTTATCTTAACCTGCAGTCGGTCGCCCTTCGGCATCTCTTCGATTGCAGTAATTACATCTTTCGGTGTTGTACAATCGTATCCGAACCAGTCATATACTTCTTTCATTTCATTACTGACTATGTCGCCTTTTATCTTAAGTATCATTTTTTCCCTCCTTTCCGATATTGTATGCAGCGCCAACATCCGTAAGCGGTACATAATTACCGTTTACGATAAGCACATCACCGCCGTCCTTTGAAGGAAGGTCTAAAAGATGCCTACCCTCATTCGGCGTATAAATACCGTTTTGAACCGCCGATGTTATGCTCTGCATTTGCGTTTCCATGTTTGCCCTTAACAGCACTTTTTCGTTAAACTTGTATACAAAGCCGTCAGCCCTTTGCTTATCAGTCAAGCACTTATAGTTGATTTCCTGCTCATACTGATTGAGTCTGTACATCATCGTATCCACTAAGAAGCTAAGCTGTTGCGACTCTGAATTAGAGTAACTTGACTTCTCATAGTCATTTATCTGATTTGGCTTTACTCCGAAAGCTGCTGCAATCTGTAGCGCGCTATACTTCTTTAATTCCATATACTGAGCGTCCGCAAGCGTGTAGGTAAGTGGCTCTAACTTCATGCCTAATGGCAACGCTACAACCTTACCTGCATTATTTGCACCTGTAAGCAAATCATTGTATTGCTTTTCAAGTCGTTGCCTTAATCTTTCATCTAAGTCGCCTGTGTACTGCAGGACACTTGATGCAGTTAAGCCACTCTGATACAGCTTTTCAAGATACCTTTGAGAGTATCCGGCACCGTCAATCGTACTTTTCAGGATATCTCTTACCGATATGCCCATAACGCCATCCCACGACAACCAGTTTTTTATATGTAAAACATCTTCTTGCCTAAATATTGCAGTTTCGCCGTTTTGTGGATTTGTAAACTTGTAGTATAGCCTACCTTTGTCACCGAAAACCCCCGCATCATCCATGTATACAGTCACGCAGTCGGATTTCATGATCCAGTAAGACATCTTTGGTATCTCACCTTTTTTCAATCCGCTTGTGTAATCTCTTTGTATCCATGCGTAAGCGTTGCCGTAGTGTTGGCAATTGGCTTCCATAGTGCTCCAAAAAGTCGACGGTGTCATGACGCTGTTAGGCCTGTACAGTAATATATCGCTCGTCGGAGCTCTCACCCTTCCGCCTGACTCATCTTCTTGATAAAGTTTCAAGGGCATCTTGCCCATCGTCTCAGACAAGACTTTTAAGCAGGTAAAATACGTCGTCTCTGCTAAGGCTTTCGGCTTGTCTGTATCAATGCCAAGCCACTGCAGGAGCTTATCACTTGCCGTGTCTACCGTCTCAGGCATAAGTAAGTTTTTTAAGTTATTAAAAAATCCCATTCTATCCTGTCATTCCTTTCAAAAAGTTTTCTATGTATTCGCTATAGCTTTCCGATTCAAAATTGTGATACAAAGCCAATTTAAACGCCCCAAGTGTGGCATCCACAGGGTCGATGCGCTTAGTGGTTGCATCCTTGTCAATCTTTATCAAGCCGTTATTTGTCCTTACAACCGCATTTGACATAGCATAATTAAAAAGCGGATTATGCAAGTAAAGGACATTGCCTGAATAAACCTGCTCTCTGAATCCTTGAGTACTTTCGTTCAAGCTCTTATGACTCTGATACACTTCTTCCACCGTGTAGCCTTCGTCTGATAAGTCCATCATCAATTTTGCGGCGTTTGCAGGGTCGAAACACAAGCACTGTATGTCAAGTCGATACTTTTCGCATTCATCAAGCACGTAACGCATTACAGTAGCTTGGTCGACTATCGGTGTATTTGTCAGTGTTAAGTAGCCTAAACGCTCCCACGCATCATATGGAACCTTATCTTTTATGATGTGTTCCCTCAGCTTGTCCACTGTCGGGATAAAGCTATGTGTCCAAACAAAGTAATAGACTATCTTCTTGCCGTTGCTGTCCAGTTTATCGGCCTGATAAGGTACAATAAAAGCGACCGATGTAAGGTCGATTTTTGACGACATATCAAAACCGACATACACGGGTCGCCCTCTTAGGTCGATAGGGAACTCCTTGACTTCGCAAGCTTTCCATTTTTTCATATCCATATAGCCATTGTTTGACGCCGATACCCATATATTCAAGACTTTAGTCATGAAAGCTATCATTTTTTCAGGTATCTGCTTGGCTATCTCATAATCTTCTGCTATTTTTTTTACACCTTCATCGTAAAAAGCTCTAATCGGATTGGCTTTTTGCCAAGTTTCAAGTGCTCCGGGGTCATCGCCCTTGTCGGCTTCGCAAATATCAATAAAATATTCGTCATTCCTTACATCAACATCCGGATCTAAGACCTTTGAACAATAATCATATTCTTGCGTGTAGCAAGGGTATGTTAAATCCTTTCCTGCTGTGGTTATTATTGTGAGCATTGGCTCTTTGGTGTTTGAGCCAAGTCCTAAATCGTAAAAATCGGTCGTCGGGTGTTGATGGTATTCATCTAAAATCAAACATGCAGGATTGGTACCATCTCCCGTCTTTCCATCCTCTTTCGATAGCGGTTTTATAAAAGAACCCGTCTTTATATGCACTATTTCATCGCGTTTGAAGTTAAACTTCGACCGCAATATTGAGCCTTTAGTCATCAGATTACACTCATTAAATACAATTTTCGACTGCTCTCTTTTAGTTCCTGCAGTGTATACCTCATATGTCTCCATGTTTTTTGTAGATTGTATGGCTATTTCATATAAGGCCTCGCCGCTTTCTGACTGGCTCTTACCATTCTTCCTGCCTACCTCGGTAAAACTCTTCTTAAATCGTTTCTTTCCTGTCTCTCTGTGCACCCATCCGTACAGCTGGCATGTTCTGAACTTTTGCCAGTCATTTAATTCTATCGGCTTACCTGCTAAAGCGCCCTTTGAATGCCTTAGCAAAGCGAACCACGTGACAATTTTATTTGCGTTGTCCTCACTCCAGATGTAAGGAAAGTCGGCTGTGCCTACTCTGTCCAAGTCGTCAAGAAATCTTTGACATGCCCACTTGTGCTTTTGCCCTGACGGGATTTCATCCGCTAAGCAACTCCTTGCATACTGCTTGATATCCTCTAAGTGGCTCATATCTATATATCTCCGAACATCTGTACAAGGTTCTCTTCTTGCCCTTTTGCCTTTTCTGAAGCAATCTTTAATCTTGAGCTTGCAGACATACCCAATGCACTTCCGGAGGTGTCCATGTCTTTCTTTGCCTGCTCCATAATTGCATACACAGGGTTCGGCTTTTCGCCCGAACTTGTTTTCACGGTCGGGCAGAAATCTTTTTTCTTCGTTTCCTTTAACGCCTGCAGGTACATCGAATAGGCATTTGCGTATACAATCATGCTATTACGGTCTAAGTTGCCGATAATGTCGATGCTCTGCAGGTTCTTTCGTACCCTTTCGTATTCTCTCTTTGCCGTTGCATCCAAAAAGACCGATGAAGGAAGCTTTTCTAATTCATCCTTATCGGTCTTGATTAACGACTCTTCATATTCTCTTTTTGCCCTGACATCCTTTTTTATATTGCCAGTTTGCAACGAAATAATTTTTCGCGGTCTGCCCATTCGCCCTCCTTCCTGCTCCTGTCGTGAACAAAAATGTTCACTTTTGGCGACTATTTAGAAATTTATGTAAACAAAACTGGGGCGGCGGTCGTTGTATACAATATACAAATTTTTTACTATCCCCCTACCCTGCATCGCTGTATCTTTTTCTTTATCTCTTATATACTTACCTGCTTAATTAAACTCTTTAATATCTCTTGTGTCCTTGCCTTGTCCTCTGCGCTCTTTCTATACAGCGCGTGTATTTCGTCATGGCTTGACCTTGATAGAGGTATCAGATTATCTTCTACATAGAACAATAACGGATTGTCCTCTGCTGTAACAATATGATGTACAGTGTGAGCGTACTCAATGCGTCCGTGCAAAAATGCCCACGGATCCAGTCCATTGTATCGTGCAATGATAACAGCTCTTAGTGCTTGCCACCTTGCCCCCCGATATAATTTGCGTGTTCCTGTCGGGGCATCATACTCCCTTTTATATCCGCAGTTGCATTTTCCCCCTGCCTCGTATCTTTGTCCACAGTGCGAACATCTTTTATATATCATGTGTGTCCCCTCCTTTTTTATAAATAAAAAAGACAGCCGTATTCGACTGCCTTTTTCGGAAAATAAGAAACTAACAATATAGGGGTACAAATGTCAACGAATCCTATTTTTTTTGACCAAGGGCGGAAATACCCATCCGCCCCCACTCAAAGAAGGAATTATGAAAAAGCTTTTTTGTTCACTCTTCACATATACATAATATCATGTATTCATTTTCATTTTTATTCATTTTTTTCACTCTTTTCGGAATAATATAGTTCTTCAAATTTTTTCAGAGCATTCCTATAGGATTTATGCACCGCCCCAACAGAGTAATGTGTTTCATCTGATATCATTTCAAATGTCATATCTGATACATAATACATTGACAATATTATCTTGTGCTTATCATTCGGTAACTTGTCAATTAATCCTCTTGCTTCAGCCTTTAACTCCATCAGCTTAATGATATCTAAATTTATTTGTTCCTTTAGCTCCAACATTTTTATTACAGCATTTTCTATACCACCACTTCCACCACCTTGTACCCTTTCGCTAAATCCTGCATTTACTTTTGTTGTCAATGCGGCCATTCGCTCTTTTTCTAAGAGTTTAGCTTTGATCATGTTATCAAGGCTTTTTAATTGTTTAAGATATTCTTTTGCTGTCATTACTTCCACCCCGCGACCATCAATCTCACGCTTATCGCTAAAGCTTCTAAAAGACTCACCTCGCCCTTTTCGGGATACATTTCTTTAAGCCTTTCCCATGCCTCAGCTCTTCCTTTCTCTTTCTCTTTCATTTCTATTTCTGAATCTCTCATTATTTCAAGCGCTTGTGATATGAAAAAATCATACATGTGTCTAGTCGCTTTGAAATTTGAAAAAAGTATGCTTTTTTCTATGTAATCATGGCAGTACCCTTTTTCTTTTAGTAGCTTTTGATTTATTTTTGCTTTTTTTCGCTTAGTTGTGCATACCTTCCACTTGCTTGTCTGATATGCACAAGTATCGCAACATTTTCCCATTACTCACCTCTTATATATCTTTCTTGATGCTTGTTAAATCGCTGTTCCACGGAACATATGTCATTCCAATCCCCTCTTTTGATTCAACTTCTATAGAGGTCGGAAAATTAGGAGCAAAATCTGGAGAGTATGTGGTTTTTACAATTTTAAGGTCTGTCATGTGATTCATCTCACAAAGAGCAGCATCTTCGGCAGTTTCATATTTACAACCACAGCGTTCACAAATAAACCATACTTCTTTTCTCATTGCTTTATCCCTCCCATTCCGGGCATATCATCTTGTCATCTACAAAATCACCGCACTGATCACTTCTTGTGCAAATGCAGACTCCTGCGTGCACAAAATGTTCTTTGTATCAACTGCAGTTTTTACATGTTTTACTGCTGTCTTTCTCTGCTTTAATCCTCCTGATTTGTCTTTTCAGCTTCTTGTCGACTATAAGCGATACGGTCGTCTTATCGCTTTCATCATCTAGCAGTTGAGTAAGCATTATATGCACATCTGCTATCTCTTCAAGTACCGCCCTTGAGTGGCTTTCTTTGCCCTCAAGGATATCTTTTTGCAGTGCGACTATAAGCTCTGCAAGCTCTTCGATTGTCTTCGCCTTTTGATGTTGCATTCCGTAATGATTTAATATCCGCCTTGCTTGCTCTTTAATCATATCCATCTTCGCTCCTCAACTCTCAATTTGGCCATGCCATAATATTTCTTATCTATCTCATATCCGACATATTGTAATCCGTACTCTTCAAACGCTATCAAACTGGAAGCACTACCCACATGCGTATCAAGGACTAACTGCCCCGGCTTTAAATATTTTTTAGCTATCCATCTGTAAAGATTTACAGGCTTTTGTGTTGGATGTATTCTTTTTTCGTTAAGCTTTTTGTTACCTTGCTGTATCCATCCTTCTTCTATGCTTTTCCCTTGCATCATGCCATTCCACATGTATCTAAAAAGTCGTGTACCGCTATGGAATGATGTATATGCAATTTCACAATCTGAAAAGCTACTTTTGCCGTTGCATTTGTCCCAAACTATTCGTCCTGAGCTAAATTTATAATCAAAATAATTACATCCGAAAATTATTTGTTGTTTACTGATTCTGAATAATTCTTCAAAATACTCTTTTGGTGGAACGTTCCAAGCCTCTCTCGTCTCGTATATCCTCTGTACTCCAATTGGACTAACTTTTCTTCCGTAATATTTTCTTTTTTCCGGACCTGAGAAGTACGGCGGATCTACGATTGCCACATCAAAATAGTCGTTTGGAAATTTTACCATTTCTTCCATGCAGTCCGCATTTTTAAATTCTCTCAAACTACTCACCCCATTGCTCCGCCATCGCTCTTGCTATGCCCGGAAATGTCTTGCTTCTCACTGTTGCTTTGTTCTTCTGCCCTTGCACCTCGTGCCAGCACCCGGCTTTTCCATTTGACCACCTGCCGTATATTTCAGCATTGTTTGGCTTATCTAAGTTGTTGCCCTGCAAGGGTTTAAGCCCTTTTAGCCACAAACACGTTCTCTTTGTCACATAATTTTCTTTATCTTCCACAGACTCCGCAAATTGATACGGCTCTATAATTTGGTCGAGCTTTCTGTATACAGTATTCATCACCCCAACCGGATTTTCTATTGCAACCTTTTCACAATCCACATTTGCAAATTTCATAAAGAAATCTTGCGCCTGTATTCGCTTCTGTGTCCTTGCGTTGATTTGCTCAAGTGTGGCGCCTTTCAGGCTGTGACTTCTTGTCGCTGCATTGCTTAAGTAAGTGCAAGGCGGATGTGCAATTATTAAATCCCACTTATCTATATTGTGAGAGTTTCCGTCCTCTGTCTTAAACATCTGCCCCCCCTTCAAAATTTCCATGCAGTCGCCTTTTATGTGCCATTCCGGATGTCCTCCGTAGCAGGATTCAATATCACAGCTATATGCATTATGCCCTAGCGCCCTGAACTCTTCACAGACTGTTTGACTACATTCACACGCAATTAATACGTTCACTTACTCAAACCTCCTCCCACTCTGCTTATGCTTCAGCTTTATCCTTCCATCAAGTGCAAAGCCCGATAAACTTATAATATACTTCAATGTTTTTATTAGCCTGTCATGTTCTGACTGTATAGCCATCTGCTTGCGCTTCTCAGCGCTTACGGACATGATTGCCCTGTACGCCGTGCTATCTTTGTAGCCTTCCGCATTGTGTTTGATATCGCTACTCATTCGCCTCTTCCTCCGCCTCTGTCAATATTTCTTGTATTTCAATTTGCCTCAACATTTACCCTTGTAGCCATTACTAATCCTAAATATTCTTTTGCTCCTTTTATGTAGATAACTATATCGCAATCTTTATTTACATAATATCTTATGCCTTGGCCAAAAGGTTTCAACAGGCTCTCATCCACAAGGATTGTTTTTCCGTCAGGTGTCTCAAGCTCTTTTAGTTGTATTCCACCTGCCGTCTGTTTTATCATTTTCGTGTCCTGAAGTTCCTCTGCACCTTTTATATTTTTGAGCCACTTTTTTACATCAATGCCTACGTCTATAATTGTGAGACTTAATAAGCAATATGCCATAGGTATTAAGAACATTGATATACTTTTATATACCACTGGTATATATCTATTTCCATCTACTACGACAGGACCACAAACTTTGTAATCCGCCACTTTGCCAGTAAACTTTGACTTGAAAATGTCTTTTATTACATCCGCCTGTACTTTTCCAAAATCTATCATTTTTCACCTCACGCATAGTATTTTATTTCATTTCCCTTGCATATGTATTCATTTTTAAACAAGGGTTTTAATTCGCCATCTTCCTGCAGTTCGTAAATTTCCATATCCATCTCCTCAGCCATTTTCTTCTCAAGCTTTGCGCCTTTTGACTTCTGCCACCCTGCAAGCATGACCATCTTGTCGGACATGCCCACAAGGCTGTAGCATAGCTCCATGTATTCCTTGTGAGTGCCGTATGGCAGAACATTTCCAAGCCTTGCAGGGTTGATTACATCACAGCGTTTAAATTTCTTGTTTGCCCTGATAATGTTTTCCGCTCTCAAAAAATTGAACAGATAATTTTTTACACCTGTAATCGGTCCGGATAGGTATATTCTCATTCTTTACCCTTTCTTGTCTTATATGCCCCTAATTTCAATTTTAAGATACCTAGAACGCATTTTTATAGCCTTAGCGGTACTTTTATCCACCTCGATACAAAAATTGATTTTAAGGCATTTTGTAGCGCCATTTAATTGTTTAATATTTATTTGCCTATTTCTTCAAGTATAACTTCCACCCTCGCTGTCTCAGCGTACAGCTTTTGCACGATAAGCAGACACACTTGCGCATCATCGTCATAGGCTACCCCATTCAGCGCGTCTAAGATACTTTTAGCCAAGTTGTCGCTATCTATTTTTTTGATATAGCTTATATCGCCTTTAAGCATCTGCTCTCTTTGCTTTTTGCTTATCGACTTCGGAGGCTCAAAGTAGCCGTATATAGTCGCACTGATAGCACCTTCAAGCTTTTGCTTGCTTACTTGCCTGTAAGATATCCTAACAAGGCTCTCATACTCTGCAGTCTTTCGCGGAGTATATGTCCTTACTCCTGTGCAAGTCCTTGAAAATCTAGGTCGTTGTTTGCCTACAGGCTTTCCCGGCACTGTGAATTTAATTATCTTTTTATCCACCCTTGATCACCTTCAACTCCCTCAAGAATTTGTCATTCATCTCCGCATCTATCTCATCGTTTCTCTGCTCAAAGTTGTTAAATTTTGACCTTGTAGCAGGTGCAGTTGTAGGCTTGTGCTTGTCTTGTTCTCTTGATAGCCATGCATTTACAAATCGCTTCATGCCCCCCTTCGTTTTTCTCTTTGCGGGATTGGCATTTGACCATCCGACCATTTTTCGCATCTCTTGAGCGATATCTACCGACGGATACAAACTCTTGTAAAAATCTATATCTGGCTGAAAGAAGGGATAACCCTCTCCCGTATTGGTTGGTATCTCAAATATTACCTGCTCATTTTCATTCGTCGCCTGTTTGTCTTTTTTTAGCTCCGCGCAAACATCTACGATAGTAGATGTATATTCTATTTCTTCTTCTACTTCTACTTCTACTTCAGGCGGTGGGTCACCGTGGGTCACCGTGGGCAACGGTGGGTCACCGTGGGTCACCGTGGGCAACGGTGGGTTACCGTGGGTTACCGTGGAATTGTCAAAACCGTCACAATCTTCTAAACTTGGAGGCTCCGGATAAAGCGACCTTTTTGCTTGTATTCTTTGATGCTTTTCCCAGCTTGGAAAGCAAAAATACATCTCTTCGCCAACTCTGTAGATTTTCACCAAGCCTTCATTTTGTAGCTCTTTAAAGCCTGCACTAATACTTTTAGCCGTCACATCCCTTCTTCTTGGAAAGCAAAAGCCTTTTACCAAGTCAGGATCCGCGCTACCTCTGCCGTAATCGTCTACATAAGTGAGTAGATATGTCCAAAGCCTAAACTGAAAATCAGTCAATCTATTTATTTGTAAATCTGTCCTTATGGTCTCTTTTATCATCCTATTGCCCATATCTTCTCCTTTATCATCAAAGAGATAAGCCATGCAGTACTTTTAAGTCGTGACACATATAACCAAAAATTAGAAGTATTCAAAGCTTTAAGATTTTGCGGTCAAGTTCTATACAGCTGGCATATTGGGAATGTACCGGACGGCCCTCCATCTGCTGTCTTTGTGCTACGCACCTGCAGAGATTGGCCAACACGGCAAGCCCCTACGACCCAGTCGCATTACTGTGATACCTTAAATATTAAGCGTAAATATTTTTTACTTTAGTTTCGCACCGTGGCTTTATCTCTATGATTTTTTTCTTAGTCTTGATTACCAAAAAGCGCATCGCCTATGTTGCCGTTGTCTCCGCTCTCTTCTTTTTCTTCTGTTGCCTTTTCTGTGCTTTCTACTGCCTCGCCGTCAATGATTTTTTCGGGCTCGTTTTCTGTATAATTATTCACTTCTTCTTCAACTTCGACATATGATTTACTGCCATCCTCGTTCACGATTGCCATATCTGCATCTATAGCAGTTACTAAATCTATGCTCATAATTCCCCATTTGCTTATAAGTTGCCTGAGCATTGTTTTATAAGCCATGCCATCAAAATCTTTCGACCAAAAGGTGTATTGATTGCCTTTTCGCTTATCTGCTGCATATCCGGCAGAGTACTTTATCGCATGCGCTTCCATCTTCGCCCTGCTCCAATACATCGCCTTTTTAAAGCCGTTCGTGTACTCAAACATCGCATAGTAGCCGATTGTAGTCGCCTTTTCTCTTTCCTCTTCGTCATCTATCAAGTTGACTTCTATCTCCTCGTTTAAAGGATCATATCGAACAAGTTCGCCCTCTTTTATTGAAAGTACATTGATTTTTTTGTACTGCCCTGACCTGATAGCAAGCTGTAAATATCCCTTGTACCCAAGGACAAACTGGGCAAGTGTTGTGCCTTTATTTTTATCTTTAAAAGGTACTAAATAATACTGTCCAAGCTGTGGGCTTGGTGAAAGATTAAGGCTTTCGCCCAGTAATGCCCCCGATAAGATTGAAGAGTTCGTACACTCCTGAAGCATAGTATTATTATTTACCGCCGACACTATTGAACTTATAAAGCGCGTGCCATTCTTGCTTCCTACCACCTTGTTTATTTGCTCCTTGACTGCATCTGCTGTGAGATACGCTGTGAAGCCTGTTGCTTTCTTCTTTGCTACTAAACTATTCTGTACTGCCATTTTTATACTCTCCTTATTTTGATATTATTTAACTTAAGCCATGAAGCTAACATTTTTGCTTCTTCTGTGCTTAGATAAGCTTCGAACTTTGTCCATTCTCTCTTTACATCTGTAGCAGGTTCTTCTATTGCTTCCTGTGGATCCAGAGCAACTTCTTTAATTTCTTCGCTCTTCTCCTGCTCCCTTTTCTCTTCTTCAGCCTTTTTTCTCTCTGCCATATCAACCATATACTTTGCTTTTTCAAGTGCTGTATTGAGATTTAAAGTCTCTTTGTAGACTTCTGTAGCCTCAAAAGTGTAATCTTTTAATTCTGCTATTGTCTTAAGATTGCACTTGATAGCATTGAATTTATTATCGATTACAGTCTCAACCTGTTTCAAAGAAGTAGAAGCGTTTAAAAATTTATCTTCAAAAACCTGTTCAAAGCTTATAAATTCAAGTTCTTCGCCCGCTTCAGCCTTTAACTTTTCAAAAATTTCTTTTACTTCTTCAAGCTTCTTTTTCTTTTTTTCTTCTTCAAAATCTTTTATTTGCGTATCTATCAGACTAACCGGCTCTTTTATAAGTGCCAGCAGGTCTTTTATTTGTGCTTCAAAAGCCTCGTACGGCTGTAAGCACTGCTTTTTAATCTCTTTTCGCTTGCTGTCTATAGCAGTCGCTAAAGCATTGAGCTTTGCTCTGTCTGCTTTCGCTTCTTTTATCTGCTCCTCTGTGTATACAAGGCCTTTGTAGTCCTCAAGCTTTTGCGATAACTCCGCCTTGAGTTCGTTATAATTCCACTCAATCGCTTTTATAAAGCCATCTTCGCTTGGGTTGTATATTTTTAATTCCATCATTCCTCCTTTATTTTTCATAACTTCTAAAATCTTTTACTTCTACTCCTAATGCTTCTGCTATCTTTTCAGCCGTTTCATATCGGACACTTTTTCCATTTTTAACGTTACTTATTGTTACCCTTGAAACCCCAGCGCGCTCCGCCAGTTCCATTGTTGTTAAGTCTTTATCGACTAAAATATGACCTAATTTAAATTTATCTACTTTCACTTGCTTCTCCTTTTTCTTTGCTATTTTGTCGACGTCAACAAAATAGTCGTTCTTCCCGACGTCGGGAAAATAGCGTCTTTATATATCCGGAAGTATCAAGTCAGGCTTTTTCCTTGCCTGTACGCACTGCCAAAACTTTCTTTCTTCTTCTGCTAAGTACTCTATATCTCCTACAACCTCGCTTCTTTCGATAAAATAGTGCTTAGTCTGCAGGTATATCTGACCGCCGAACTCACTTTTTAGCTGTGCCTTGAGTACCACAAAATCAAATTCAGTGACCATCAAATAATGCAGAACTTGTATAAAGTAATTATCAGGTATCCTGTCCCTCCATTTTTCCTTTTGCATACTTTGCAATATATTTGTTGTCTTTATCTCAAGTATGCCCCTTCTGCCGTCTTCGTCTGTAAGCTCACCGTCAAGGCTTGCATGAGCGAAAGGATACTTGCTGTTTAAAAACATATTGTTATCAAAGTATTGCACTTTGTATTGTGGAAAATCTAATCTGAACAACTCTCTTAAATGCTCCTCCGCCTTTGTGCCGTATTGTACATAAGGCTTATGGGATATATCTTCGCTTTCTTTTTGCCATGTCTTTTCTAAGTAAAGTTCCGTATTTGTCTTATACGGATTTAATCCCACGATTGCGGAGGCGTCTGAGCCACCTATCCTGCTCCTATGCTTCAGCCATTCTTCACGACTGGCCAAGATAATTCTTTCTATAGACATCTTTATAACCTCAATATCATCCTTGCGACCTGATCAGCTGTGAAGTCCAGTGTCTCAGCTATCGCCCTTAATTCAAAAAGCGTCATGTCGCCCGGGTGGTCTCTTTTATGAGCCACTGTCTTTTCGGTTTTTCCGATAAGGTTTGCGATATTTTTCGCCTTTAAGCCTTTAAGCTCAAGGCCTGCAAGGTATGCGGCTCTAAAATGTCTGTCCATGCCTTCCGTCCTGCTTGGTGCTAGCCTTGGCATATGTACCCCCTTTCTTATTTTGCAAGTGCAAAAAATAGTGCTATTACAATCGCTACATCGACCGTGGCAACTGCTACAAATGTTCTAAGCGTCCACTTTTCAAGCTCTGCTGTCACATATCTTTGTCTTTTTGCCTGAGCCTTTAGTCGTTCAACCTCTCTGCTTAGCGTAAAATTCTTTGACTCTAAGCATCTGAGTGCCTTCTCTTTTTCTTCCTCCGCTGTGCCTCTTTTTAGTGTCTGTATAGATGCACAACCTTTTAATACATCTATTTGATTATTGTTCATTGAATGCCTCGCTTTCCTGAATAGACAAAAAAATATTTATTTGTATTAATGTGTTGCTGTTTTTCATAGTTTTTTATCCTTTTTAAATTTTCGCTAAAGACTTACAACCCAAGATTTGACCTTCAGCATCTCTCGTCAAATCTGATGTTATAAGTAAATCCTCTGTGGTTCTGCCTATTGCCCTTGCTGCGTTAGCAGTTATTATTGATACGATATAAAAAATACCTTCTTTAAAATCCGGCAGACCTTCAGGCTCTTCAAATGTTTTTTCTACAATCGGAATATTGAACAGCTTGCCAACTATCGTATTATTTTCTCTCGCTCTTGCCACTCCCTCACTTGGAAAACTCATTAAAGAGCTTCCTTCGTCGTTTACAATTGTTACTGCGTGTGGTGTTAAATTTACTATTTTCATGTTACCCTCCTTTTAATTCAAAAATAAATTTACAAAATATACTTGTCCCTTGCCTGTGACTTTTGTCGTCTTTGTTACGACATTCACTCCGTCGCTATTGATATAACTGCCTTCTTTTATCTCAAAGAGACCTCTGTCCATTGACGACTGAGTCGGCATATTTTTACTACTGCCCGACTTCATCAAGAAGCCTTTTTCTCTCAGCTTTTCAAAAAGTCGATTAGCGCCGATATCAATGCCATTTTGCCTTAGCAGTTTCGCAAGGTCGCCGACTAAAATTGATGTGTGGCTTGCACTTACTGCATCAGCAAATAGCGCCTTTGGCTTCATTATGTCGTTTTCAGCCTCTAATACTTCCCTTGCTTCTCTCTCTTCTTTGAGTTTGCTTGCCATCTGGATAATTAAATCCGGATTATCCAGCAATTCGTCCGTGGCGTATAAGCCGTGCTTACGGATAGCTGGTAATACCTCAGATGTTACCCACCTTTTAAATGCCTTTGCATTTGGGAGCTTACTTGATAAGATAAGACTGTATAAGCCTGACTCGTTGATAATATACATTTCACGGCTTTGACCTGAGTCGGTGAAACGCCTTGTCAGCTTATCCTCATCATCCACATGCTTTTTAATTGAGTCTGCTGTATCTTTATATCCCAGCACCTCCGCCACGTCTTTACCCACGAACCAAGGTTCGCCACCGATTTCCACTGTTCGGATTTCTCCAAATGCTTCATTTTTAAAAATTTTCAACTCGTTCAAATTATGACCTCCTGCTTTCTAAGTGCATCAATCGCGATATTCAACGCTTCAACATCATCTGCCCATACAGAGTTTTCATTTATAAACCCCTCGCAATGCGCTCTTAAATCTTCTAACTGCGCTATTGCTTCTTCCTTGTTCATCGCTCCTCCTTTTAACTTGCTTTTTCTTCTTTATCCTCTGCAATCACTCTGGCCATCTCCATACCTTCAGCAAGGCCAAGCAAGTATTTCTGCTTTTCCTGGCTAAGCTTTGGCAATGTTTCTTTTAAGATTGCTACAATCTTCTTTGTGTCTTTCTTTGTCATTGCTTTACTCCTTTCTATATATCCCTTAAGGGGAAAGGGGCTAAGCCCCTGTTGTTTATGAAACTTCTGCAGTTTCAGTAACTTCTTCTATGGGGTCCGAGTCTATCGACGGAGCCGCCCAGTTGTCACCAAGGTAAAGAACCTCGTCTCTTCCGTAATAACTAATCTTTTTTCTATACTCTTTTGTTATGTTGTCCTTCCACCAGTTCGGCTTGGTATAGATAAAAGTGATTGTTTTATCGGTTCGCCTGACTACCTTGATTTCAACATCGGTATCACCCAAGTACTTTCTTTCCCTGTAAGTCTTTCCTACTTCAAACTTTTTCATTTTTTGTTCTCCTTTGGTTCCCTTTTGTTCTTTACAAGACTATAATATATCTTTACAAGAACTTTGTCAATAGTTTTTTGTTCTTTTAATGAACTTTTTCTTGACTTTTATTTTTCTTCCTTATATACTGAAAACATAAACAAAACTTAAGTTTAGGAAGGAGGGAACATGGGCGAAAGAGTAAAGGAACTTAGAAAAGCACTCGGCCTATCAGGCGAAAAATTCGGAGAGAAAATCGGATTGAAAAGAAACAGCCTGAGTCAAATAGAGACGGGGAAGAATAATTTAAGCGAACAAAACATTTTAGCAATCTGCCGTGAGTTCAATGTCAATGAGGAGTGGCTTAGATCCGGCACAGGCGAAATGTTCAAAGATATGACTTTAGATGAAGAAATAATAAGCTTCATAGGTGATATACAATGGGATGCTTCTAATACTTTTAAGAAGAGATTTATATCAGCTATCGCCAAGCTGAACGAGGAGGAGTGGAAAGTCTTAGAAAAGATTATTGTAGATATGGCTTCCACTATAGAAGAAAAAGAGCAATAAAAAAGACTGACATCAGTCAGCCTTAAGCAGATTTTTGACATATAAGAGTATTAATCTTAATTGTCTACGATTTGCAAGTAAGAGCAATCTGCAGAGCTCTTTAAACACTTCCTTATCAGACATTTTCCCCTCCTGCTACCCTGCACAAACTAAAATAGCGATGTAATAAATATATCGAATGTTTGTTCGATTGTCAAGGTGGTGGGAGTAGGATTTTATAAAAATTATTTTTTAGGAGGACTATATGAAAAAAGAATTGATAGCATTAGCTATCGCTACCGCTGTAATATCAGCAGGATGCAGTAATACTGCATCTAATAGTACAGAAACAACTACAGAAGCAAGCATGTCAGAGACGACCACAGCGGCTGTAGACAAAAAAGAAGAAATGAAAAAAGCTTATAAGCTTAGTGATCCATCGCCTATAAATGACGACGCAACAGGCAAATGGAAGCTTAACCGCATGACAGGGGCAACAAATCCGATTGATTTTGCTTTTGACTACTATAAAAACTTTATGGAGCCTGACGAAATTCACTATATTATCAACTTTTCTACAAAGACAACCACGATAATACAGAATGTGGCAGGTATGCTATATGTAAGAGTTTTAGAGCATGTAGACAAAGAAGAGGTTACGGCAAAAACAATCGGCTCCGGAACGCTTCTGCAAGAAAAATATTTCAATGCGGAGACTGGAGAACCCTATGAAGCAAGTGCATCAAGTGATGTCGCTCCTGTTTCAAGCGATGAACTTGTGGCCAAAGTTACAGAAATGTTGCCTGACCACATCACTCCTGGAGCAGAATTGAAAAGCGTGACTATGGGGGAAGATAAGAATTTAACTATAGTCGTGGATTTAACTCATGCGGGCGAAAATGCTAAGATAGAGCTTCCAAAAGACATAATTGCGGAGACTTCCGTATCTGATATAACAGACCCGATACTTGATTTAGGCGATGAATACTATAATGCATGGGATACAATGACGCTTGATTTTGGAGAGTACGGACATGCGACTTTTAGTAAGTCAGATGTTGCCGCTAATGCAGTAGGCAAGTACTTCTCCTATGAGGGCAATATTTTGCAAAAATAGAAACTTGTTTTAATATAGTTTAAAACAAGTTAAAACAAATTTAAAACAAGTTTTGCGTTTTTAAATAACAAAAATAACTTGTTCCAAAATAGAACAAGTTCAACTACCGAGAAATTCTCGGTAGTTCAAAATAAAAAAGAACCCCCGTATCCCAATACGGAGATTCTCAAGGATTACTCACTTGTGAGCGTGCCTATGTACATTTTTAAAGCAATATAATTGTACCATTTAATCAGGCACCTTGCAAGGGTGTTATTTTTATACTCAAAAAGGAGGTTAAATGGCTACAGCAAAAAAACTGCCGTCGGGTAGTTACAGATGTCAGATTTACGACTATACAGACGACAAGGGGAAAAAGCATTACAAATCCTTTACGGCAAAGACAAAAAAAGAAGCAGAGCATATGGCGACGGCTTACAAGCTTGATAATGTCGATACATCTAAGAATTTAGATATAAAGCTTGAAGATGCTATGCTCAATTACTGCGCTATGAAGTCTAATATTTTGTCGCCTACTACTTTAGTGAATTACAAAAGACTTATATATAATGCCTTTGATGGCTATTTAAGGCTTCCACTAAGCAAATTCACACCGGATCTAGTACAACGGTGGGTAAATGCTTATGCCGTCGGCAGAAGTCCAAAGACTGTAAAAAACGGCTATGGATTTTTATATGCTGTTTTAAAAGCGTACTATCCGAATTTACATATGAGTGCATCACTTCCGCAAAGGGTAAAGACGCGCTTGTATGTGCCCACGGATGCCGATATAAAGGCTATTATTGAGTATTGCAGAGAAAAGGACAAAGATATGCTTATAGCTGTGTACCTTGCAGCGTTCGGCACTCTAAGACGGTCTGAAGTGTGTGCCTTGACGGCGGAGGATGTAGAAGGGAGTATCATACATATAAGCAAGGCATTAGTATATACAGAGGGCAAGGACTGGGCAATCAAGACAACAAAGACGACATCAAGCACAAGGGATATAGATATGCCTGACTACATAATTAAAGAGTTGCCCACGGAGGGCAAGCTTGTGGATTTAAACCCCAATCAGATTACGCATCGCTTTGCAAAGATATTGAAATATCTGGAGATACAGTCTTTTAGATTTCACGACTTAAGACATTACGCGGCAAGCATGATGCACGCGATAGGCGTGCCGGACGTGTACATTATGCAAAGAGGTGGCTGGGCGTCAGATGGTACTTTAAAAAAGATATATAGAGGAGTTATGGACGACTATAACGAAAGATTTACAAGCAGAGTTCTTGAACATATAAAAGATATATCACACGATATATCACACAAATAAAAAGAACCCTTGAATATTCAAGGGTTTTAGTTAAGCGCGAGACGGGACTCGAACCCGCGACCCCGACCTTGGCAAGGTCGTACTCCACCAACTGAGCCACTCGCGCATAC